ACCAACCCAACTAAAGTTCTTTGATGGATCGCGCTCTTTATAGGCAACGATCTGTCCATCAGAGTAATAAGGGAACCGGAGTGCCGGTCCCTCTTGTCTGACGTTGAACTTTCGACAGGTTTTCTCTGTAATCTTCCGCTTAGACAGCCGAGCAAAGTCGCCTGTGTAGTTCACCATCCGCCGCACCTTTGTTGGTTGCAGATTGGTGTCACTAGAGCCTTTCTGGTGGAAACCGCAAGAGAAGCAGTAACCACCACCGTCACTGTAAATAGCGAAAGCATCACTAGAGGTACATTCAGGACAAGGGTCGTGCCGAACAAATTCATTTTCATTCGAGTTCATCAGCAATTGCTAGGTACTCCTCGAGTGCATCAAGAATCTGATCTTTTGAGAATTGTTCTTCCAGACGAGCAACCAAAAGGTCTATCTCAACTAGAAGACTTGTGATTGAAGCTGTCATTCAAACCAATCAGGTGGGATATCGGGGAAAACGCACCAAAGAAACCCGTGCTTATCGCACCAGCCCCCATAGGTTTGTCTGGATTTTTTACTTAGGGTGTTATTTCTTTGGAATACAAAGCGCAGATCAAGATCAGGGTGTGCCTCTCGAACAGCAAGGGTTTTGCTGCGATCTCGGGGCTTAAAGAACCCTTTCGTCTCTATTACGACGCCATTAGGTAAGAAAAAGTCTGGGGTGTATCGCGATTTTGTGACGTAGTCGAACTTCTCCACCTCGTATAGGTAGGGAACTGCGTGTTTATCTAGATATTTCCCCAGCCTTTCTTCAAGGCCAGAGCGATAGTTCATATCTAGAAGTCGTAGCTGTCCTCACTTGCGGCAACAGCAACAGGTCGAACAGCAGGACTGTCGGCCTTAAAGCCTTCAACGTTTCCGAACATGGCGGCCACGTCTTCGACGGACATATCACCGGAGTCAACTGTTCCGTTGCCTGATACCAGTTCAACAACTTGAACACCGACCACCTTCATAGAGGTGCCGACATTGGGTCCAACCGCATAAGGACGTTGATCGACAATCAGATTGACCTTTGTTCCTTTGCGGATCCCTAACAAAGTTGCTTTGTCAATCGGGTCACCGCTGGTGTCAACAAAGACGGGCTCAGGCCGGGGCTTGCGGGAGCCATCACCTTCTCCGTATGTGTATTTACATACCCCTTTGTCGTCCCATGGGGTCATAGCAACTTGAACACGACCTGATGCCTTGGATTTTGCCCATTCGAGAAGTTCTTCCCGGTCAACTTCAATTTGTTCGAGTTGTTTTGCAGGGATGGTGTATGCGAACGTCCTGGTGTTGTATTTGCCGGAGTCTTCTCCAACTGAAACAAAGCCAGATAGTTCTGTAGCGAATGTGTAGCGATTAGCCATTGGTGGTTAATAGGTGTTGTGGATTACTTGCCTTGGCCGCGATATGCCTTTTTTGACCCGCGTGGTTTGGAATGTGTTCCGTTGCCTTGGCGTGTTTTCTTTGGCTTGCCAGGTACGAATGAGCCCCCGGCTAGTGCTTTGCTTCTCATAGGTCGAACTCCTGATATCCGGCCAGATAGCGGGCATAAACATCAGGTGACATTTCGTCGAACTCTTTGCGGGTCATCCCGTAAAGCTCGATCTCACAGTTCTCAATAAGCCACTTTTCTTGCTGCGTAGCCATCGGAGATGGGTCTATTTCGTGGTAAGGCAAAAGCATTAGATGTTGAAATCAGTCGGTCTGCTAGGTGGAATTGTTTAAGAACCCAGTGAGGCATTAAAAAAGAGACCCCCTGAGGAGTCTCACTTCCACATGCGATCAAATCATGCGGTGCCTTTTAAGTCTGGTGCGTCTACCGATTCCGCCATGCCCCCCAAGGGATCTCAGCGAAAGGCTGAGGCCTGTTTTACCGTAACATTCGGCAAAATTGGGGTGTTTCAGGAAACGTCAGACGCGCTCAGAGTGCCAGAACGGCAGATCTGGCGGCCTCATCTGTGGCCTTGCAATACTTGAGAGACATGTCGATGGTCTTATGGCCGAGGGCCTCCATCAACGTGCGGGGATGCGTAACTGCACCCATCCAAGTACCAAATGAATGACGAAGACAATGCCAGACGTAGTCATCACTAAATCCTGCGATCTTCCTTACCTTGCAAAAGTTGCGGTAAAGCTGATCTTTGTTATCCCAGTCGGCCCTAAATAGGTACTCCTGGTCTAAGCGATCAAAAATGATCTTCTGGATTTTTGGATGCAATGTGATGTTGCGTACCCCTTTAGCATTCTTCGTCAGACGCCCGGTCTTACCGCCGATCCAGATTTGATCGTGTGCCGAGTCGTAGTCAGCCGACTTGAGCTTGAGTAGCTCGCCTTGCCTAATCCCTGTGTAAGCAGAGACAAGCATGGCGTCCGCTAAGTCATCACCCCAGCGATCTCCAAAGAGATCACGGGAGACAGAGCAGAGCCTGTCAACGTCGTCTTTGGTGAACCACTCAATGCGGCAGGCACCTTCTTGAGCCCGTGGGAAGACGGGCATGTCGTATTTGTGAAGGCCAGCTAGATGGGTGAAGTTGAACACTGTGGAGCCAGCCGAAAGAATTCGGTTGACTGTTGATCCACTGCGTCCTTCCTCAAGCTCAGCTTTAAGTTCCAACCACCAACCAGCAACGGTCAGTCGCTTAAGTGGAAGTGATTTGCCAGCATATTGAGTGATGTGGTTTGCATTTGTCAGAGCTGTCTTTGCTCCTCTTGTGCGCTTCCACTTGACACGCCATGTGTATTCCAAGGCGTCATTCCACGTTTTTACTGTCGTGGTTGTCATGAGCTTTCAGGTCCTCCTGTGCTTTGGTGAGTGTGTTTAGAGACGCTGTGGCGTAGTTGTCCAACAGGTTGGTGAAGATCTCACCTCTGGGGGTCAAATACAAGAGATACCCGCGCCAGTTTTCCGGGTCTCTCTCCCGGCGTACAAGCCGCAGGCCTGAGCGATGCTCGAGCCTGTGTTGAGGTCCAAGCCACTTGACACAACGGCTTACGCTGCTGCGCGAGATATTGCAGTGCTTCATCAGGTCATCCTGTTTGCACCCGTTATGAGACGCAATCCAGAAAAACACTGACATCAGTTGAGCTGGAAACTCCCGCTCTCCTGTTGACCGCAACAACTCGATAACCATGAAGGCACGCATTGCACCTTCGCTAGTTAGTTTCTCAAGTGGCATCGACCTTAGGCCTGTGTTGCATTTTAGTCGAAGGTCACCTCAATGGACCAGCATTCTTCCAAAAGATCTAGGACTTGAGCCAAGACGTAACCGCCTTGAATGTCGTTGTCCCTGTACCAGTGCAAACGCTCGACGCCATTGGCGTTTGGTTCGTATGTGTAGTCCATATCAACAAAAAAAATATGTGGATTGGTTAACACTCTCTAAATCAAGGGTGTTTTTAATTAAGTCAGGATCCAACTGGACCCCTACTTGATCAGCCCATTGCTGCAACACGGGAGCTTTATACATTTCAGCAAAGTGCAGCCGAATTTCAGCGGCCATGGCATCCATGTCACAAGACCGTCCCATCACGCAATCATGGATCACGCTAAAAGGCTTATCCCAAAAGGCAAAAGTCAAATGTAAAAGGGCTGAGTCCTTAGAATGCACCGCGTTAGGAGCTAATGCAGAGCGGTGGTGACTGCGATCAGGACCAAGAAAACCATCAGCAATGGTGGATTTAATTCGTGCTCCCCCCATCAATCTGGTCTGCACCTCAATGGTGTTTGAAATGCGTAGATCTTGATTAACTACAAACCCGGAGGGTGTAGTCCATTGGATCGACTCTTTACCAGAATCAAGGATGTCTATCGCTGATTGTTTTAACCATTTCATTACCGCAATTGGTCCAGGTAGGACCTCAGGTATCGCCTTTTTAAATATGGCGTTGGTAATGACAGTCAGGTCTTGACTTGTGAACTCATGACCGGCTTCTTTTAAAGCCAATCTGATGTAATTTCTTGAAGATGACTGAGTCACCCCATAGGGACAACACATCACGCTTCTTTTGGTTACGCGCCTATTCATCCAAGGATGAAACTTCTCAGGCATGTACTTCTTAGCCACCTCTGCAACAGTGCGATAAATATCACCCGGCTTTTCAGTCGGTGTAACATTTACCTCTGCAGATGTGTCCCCGCAAAGTGTCAAAGCGGCGAGGTGTTGCAAGCCAGATGCAGTGGCGTCGATGCCACACATGAGGCCTGAGGTGTCCCTAGTGCAATCGATACAGGTGGCCTTGAACTCAAGACACGCTGCGAGGTAACTCCAGGGCTCAGCGGCGTCATGCCAACGTTTGTCATGGATTGGATCCGATGCAATTGAGTTGATTAAGTCGATGTTGTCGTCGACCCATTGAACCCGCGTGGTCATCGTCTCCTTATCCAGTCCCGCCGTGGTGGCGAGGTGTACGGATAGCCAGTAACGGTTGACAGGACCCTCCTCTGCAAAGAGAACGAGACTTTTATCAAAGTCGGTTCCCTGAACGTTAAACGTACTTTGGAAATAAATTCTTCCCCTGTAATCCATGGAAGCACTACACCAAAAAGCAGCCTCATCGGCATACTTTCGAGCGATATACATTACCTCAGTAGTTCTCCAGTTTTTCTGGGCTAACTGGGCGTTGTAGTTCTCCGCATCTCTGCGGGCTCGCTTGTACTCGTTAACGGTGTCATCATCAGCATCCTTAGCCAACCTGTTTTCAGGGATGGGCATTGGAGCATCACGTTTGAATTTGCCAACTGATATGAAATTTTCATAGCAGTGATCAGCAACAGCAAGAACCAATGAATTGATTTTATAAGGTTGTTGTTGAAGCCGGTTCAGCATCGCAATCGGAATGTCTCCCTGCTTAACTGGGGCCACTTTTGCAGCTTTACGAATCAAAGGATTCATCTGACGAACTGACTCTGTTAGATACCCACCATTTGTGTCATTGCTCCAATCAACAGGAGGACAAAGCATCGGCCACTGGCAAAAAGATAGAGATTCAGCAGCGGCCATGATTGTGTCTCGATGCGATAGGAACGCATCTGTGTAGGTCATCACCTTGCGCGTCCGTTTACCTCGTTTGATAAACCTTGGTACAAGCCAGCCTGTCGCCTCAATAAGGGCATTAATTAGCCAAGCACCAACTTTATGGTTGATGATGTTGGGCCAACGTTCCCATTCGATTTCTTCCTTGTTGAAAGCTCGAGTGAAGACTGTTGCCTTTTGTCCGGTACCTGTACTTTTATGGAAAAAGAACTCTGTTTTTTTGTAAAGGTCCGGCTCTTGTTCTGCGTAGTAGCACAGGCGTAGTTCGAGCTGGACATTTCGACCAACTCGCGTGGTTAGCTCTTGCAATAACGGCTCGGCTTCCTTCCCCAGAACGTCGAGAACGGTTTTCATTGCAATCAGTGCAAGTGTTTCCGCGTTGGCGTGCTTGAGATGGTTGACCACCTCCACTGCATCCATCCCAGATTTTCCGCTTGACAGTGCCCCATAACGTTTGCGGATTTGAGCAGCTACTGGCTCCAAAAGAGTTTTTACTGCTTTGCGCCCGTAAACCGTGTTTGATGCATAGCTCCTTTCAGATGCTTCCCGAGTGTTTTTAAGAAGACGGTGCCGAGCCTCTTCGTGTGCTTGGGTCTCACGCTGTAATTGTCGGCTAATGAGAGAAAGGTCGTTCATACCTTGGCTAGGTGGGAGTGTCGAGCATTTGTTCAAGGTCGTTAAGCGTCAGCCCCCTGCGGTTGGCTTCTGCAATCAACCCGTTTATTAATCCGGTGGTGTAGTTGTCCATGTAGTCCCCATAGAGAAGAGCCAAACCGTGATCGGTCAGGTCTTGCAAGGTTTCGACTAGATGTAGCTGGTATTGCTCAGGAGTCATATTTATTCAATCCATTTACCGCGACCCTTTAAAACATCAACGATTGCGTCATGTTGAGCGCAAAGGTTGTCATAGACAAAGTCGTTTTTTGATGTCGCAAGGATGTCGTGCGACAAGCTGTCGATGCGCTCGCAAAGCTGAGCATCGGTCATTTGGACTAAGTACATTTGATACCAAAAAAAGTGAGAATTGTTCTCAACGTGTTAGGTGATAGTGATAGCTACCAGTCAAAATCAGGGCTAGGGATTATCCGCCTGATCTTGTATCCAGGTTGAAGTAGCTCTTCTGCTGAGCATTTGACATCGAAACTATTTCTGCCATAAGTGACCCAAACCCGCTCATTACCTTCTCGGTCTTGGTAATGGACGTCATAGTTTTGGAACTTCGCGATCATTTGTTTTTTGTATCACGTTGATACTTGCTAGGTGTCCGCATGTTTTTTGTATCCATAGCGACTTGTTAGGTTTCGGTATTCAATTCGTAGCATTTCAGATAAAGATTTAAGTCTTAGTTTTTCTGCTTTACTGGTTGTGCTGTTCATTAGTTGAAAGCATTGGGTGAGTTGAGACCAAATAAAAGAAAGCTCTCGAACGTGCGTCATGGGTCAGTACATCAATCCTCGAGTGCTAGGTGAGAGTGAATAAAAAGATGAATCGACAATTACGGATCTGGAAAAGAGAGCGCGGCCTCTCGCATCAGGCATGTCGGTCTGGCGGTTTTCTCCCCGCCGTTGGTATCAACATGCCAGGTGGTAGTGACTTTGCAATGTGCGTGGCGATACACAACAACACAACAGCAGCGTTGCGTCAAAATTAAGCCAGTGGTACCAGTGCTTTTGAGAATACTTAAGGATTTATAGAGACATTTAAACCCTCGTGAATACCCGCGTGGTCTGCTAACGATGTAACATAGTGCGACATTTTCTGGAGGTTTGCATTAAAAAAGCGGGCTTGATTGCCCGCCTTATGCGTTGTTAATGTGGGTATTTTTTGGCTTAGGTATTAATTAGTCGAGACATAAGCCCCTTACTCGAACTGCTATAGGCTCAATTAGTCCGTCTAGATCGTGCAAATAGTTTTTGACTTCCACATGACCTGCGGCCTCCATAGCGACAAAGCTAGTATTTTCTTTTTTAATTTTAGCATTTAAAGCTAGCTGTTTTAGCTCCTTTTCGGTATATTCTTCTGGTAATTTATCAACATAAACAATATCCTCGCCGAAATAATATTCAAGACCAGTGGCAAACACAAGCTGCATGAAATCATCAAAACGTCTGTGTTGTGCCCTTGCAATCCTGCGAAGCATCGCAACATCTGCAGCGCTGATCTTAATCGATAGGTCTTCCATGGTGTTGGTGTTGGTGTGTTGAGTGGGAGCGATTAATTGAGTAAACCTAGCTTAGACATGATTTTGTGTACCATCTGTTTAATACATTCATACTGACCGACCGCCAATCGTTCCGACATCGAAGCATCGGCCATGATGCACCCCATCTCCCTTACTTGGTCGCAATAATAAAGACGCGATCCATTCTCCGCAATCCATGCCGCTAGTTCTGCGTTATAGATAGACACAAGACCATCAGCGATTTCATGGGATGCGTCACTCCATTCTGTATCTGCATCAAATTCAGTGATGGCATCACATATCTCTGCGATCTTTTGATATCGCCAATCATTGGGGAGTTCTTCATCATGCAATTCATAGACAAACGTTGCGAGGTCATCAACGCTTTGGCGTGCTTCTTCAGTAAATCGCCAAAACTCTGACCCATCCTCTCGTTGCTCGAGAGTAAATGCACTCCGCAGTGTTGCTGCGGTGAGATACCAATTGATCGAGGTCACAGTCATTTGTTTTAAGTGGTGGGTGTGCTAGGTGGTGGTGATCAGTCGCAATAGATGGGGTTAACGCTGCAGAGCGCAGCAACTCGCGTGGTTCTGATGTCTTGAATGCCTTGGGCTGTGTTGTTCATGGCATTACCTGCAACGTTGGCAGCAACGCAGACGATGACGAGGTAGACCAGAAGGGATTTCATGATTGGCTAGGTGGTGGTGATCAGCTAAGCGGTCCGAGTTCGTCGACGCTTTGTACTACGGGCATAGTGTCAAAGGGACTGTTTACGTAGAACAACCACAGAGCTTCTCCCCTTGTGTAGTGGTCAATGGTTGCGGTGTGTGGCTTCCCTTCTGTTAGAGCGTGGATGATGAAGCGGTTGATCACGGATTCTTGAGTGGACATGGTGCTCTTGACCTCGTGGTGTGCTTAGTGGAAGTGACTATAGACTAGCTGTAGGACCGTGTGATCTTGTGGATGTAGTGAGGACGGACAAGGCTCAGATAACGGAGGAAGCGCTCGGCTTCTTGCTTGGTCCGTCTTGTGGTGATTGTCTGCCATCCATCTGTAATGCCGTGATAGGTCTGAATGTGGGCGGTGATGGTCATGAGGTGGTGTTGGTTGAACTGTGTCTAGTGTGGCCTGACACTTGGCTTAATGGGAACAATCACACACATTTCTTAATGATTGGCCAGTCCCATGACGTCATGCTTAGAGCTACATAAGCACCCATAGCTTTAAGCCCACGTTGAAGGGCTGCAACTTGTCTGAAGCAGAGCTCATCGTTAAAGCCGATATAAAAATAACCGCACTCTCCTTTGCTGCAGGGAGCTCTTTTAACTAGCCAACCCGTGCCCTGCTCGTCGGCTACATATTCAACGAAACCCTCAAGCGTGGATTGTTTGATTCCAGCGACCATGATGGTTGTCTGAATTGTTGTCGTTGCTGTTGTCATTAGATGGGACTGATTGAACTGTGTCTATCCTGCCTCGACACTCTGCCATGTGGAAGTAATCACCCACATTTCTTAACAATTGGGTTAGTCCGTCCACTGGATGCAAGACATTTCCTCTCTAATGCCTTTGTCCAGAATCCATTCTTCCTCAACTGATTGAACAGCGTGGACGATGTCCCATTGATCTGGTGTTAGCTCTGCCTCGTCCATGTCATCTGGTAGTGCATCCATCAACCTGTCGAGTCTTGAGTAGACCTCAACGAGTGAACGTTGCATGTTCTGCAGATAGATGGGTGTCTTGTCTTGGTTCATGTTGAAGATGAAAAACTACAGATCATCATAAAAATACAAAAGGAATAACTAGGCCAGCACTGCACAAAAGCTGTGCTTATTGAGAATGACCCAGAATAATTGAGAATCAGATACCAAATTAGATGTCTAGTCTGATGAGAAGCATTGCTATGACTGGGGTTTGAGAAAAAGACCCCCACCCCCCTCCTATTTTTTATCGACAGGGGGGCCTAGGGGGTAACTGGCCGCGCCGCCATATAACGTATGGGCTTAGAAATTTATGTTGTTTTACTCCGAAGACTTAAAGAACTCATCTATCTCAGGATGAATCTCTAATCCTTGGAATGGATCATATTCTTCCCCACGCATTGCAGCTCTAATAGAGGCACAAAGCCAAGGATTCTTAGCCTTCATAGCGGCTCTCAGAGCGGCTTGAAGTTTCATTTCTCTGTCAGACATCACACAACCATCTTTGTGTTGCTTGTAGGGTCTTCTAGGGCTGCCTCAGAGGCAAACGATGTATCTTTGACTCCTTCTTTTTCAGAAGAGGAATACATCTCATCCATCTCAAGACACCAAGCCTTAAGGGCTTTCCCGGTATCTGTGAACTTGGCTACACCTAGAGCACGCCAGCATTCCTTTGGGTCGTTATGACCTCTTGTGGAACCTTTGTAATGACTAACGAAATAGTTAGGACCTTCTCTGACCCGGAAATAATCAAAAGAACACCCTGGGGTATTCCCTTCAAACGGTATGACTTTCATGATATGTGGTAACTGTATGCTATGTTTGTCTAGTCAGCCTAGACAGCAATGAAACGAATCCATTACGACTACGGCGGTAACGCCCCTGCTGTAGTTCTGTGTGAGGACGATAGGGTCCAGATCAAGAACGCTTTAAAGGGTAAAGGCGTAACTGCTTTTGCCAAAGAGATAGGCATCAACAGAACCCATGTCTACGGGTTACTAGACTCACATCGTATGGAACTACTACGGTTTAGTCAGATCTGTAAGGTATTAAACCTACAACTACTAAACAAACAAGACATAGAAGAGTTTATGTTTGATTTAAACAAACAACTGTATGTATGAGCTTGTGTTATTTGTGTGTGTTTAATTTGTGTGTGTGATTAACACTTCACTCAGCTCTGGGACCGTCCTGCGTCACCCCTGAGGGGTTCCTCGTACTGTCTACGAGAGCCCGATGGGGTGTTGGGTTTGTGTATTTACAGTGATCCTCCCATTTGTGCTGCCCCCCATCTGTGTGCGTAAGGGACACCGAGTCTCACGGTGATAGGTCTTGATTTAGTTTTTGGTTGATTGTGTAGCAAGGAGAAGAGAGGTCCTCCGATGTAATTGCATCAGAACGAGGTACCTCAATTCTCACCGCATATCCACACAAGAGAGCACCACTTCTCTTGCTTAAGTGGGGCCACTTTTAAGTCCAGTCCCAAACCTTAGTACTAGCAGTGGATGTGAGGTTTTTAAAGGAGCGACCTAGGGCCAACGCATCTGTTGCTAGGTGTGGATTGTTTTCAAAAGCATCCATCATTGCTTTCCATTCTTCATGCTTTCTAACTGCTTGTGCTTTATGTGCTGATTGAGCGAGGGCGTCAATAAACCACTGGACGCCTTGGGATAGGGCATCAATACGGTCATCGTGTTTGATAGCTCCACCACCTTGAACATTGCACATACGAGACATCTGATAACCAAGCATGTACTCCAGTCGTTTTTCAGGAGGTGCATCAGGGTTAGAGGCGTAGTCATATTCCCAAACCTTTGGATCAATGATCAGCTTGTGCTGGTTCATGACAGGTTCGAGAGTATCAATAATCCTTTGTTCCTTACGAACGCTTGCACGAACTTCTTCAGTAGTAAAGTTAGCACCCATTTGAATGATGTGGCGTTTAAATAGCTCACATATCATTCCGTCTCCGAAGTTACTTTCTACAAGAAGACGACTAACATTATATTTTTTACCAAGCCTAACAATACTAGACAAGGTGGTATCAGAATAACCATCACGGAAGGCAACCATGTCTCTAACAAAGACATAACCATTTGCTTGACTAACCACAACTGCAACAGTTTCGTCAGCTCCTCGGCCTGAGGGGTCAACGCTTACGACCGATTCGGTATATTCGCACATCCCCTCATCAATAAACATTGGGGTGTAAAAGCGGTCTCCGGGTAACCCCACGGGGTTTAGATCTTTGATCATGTATCGAGGATCAGCAGACCAGGCATAACGCTCAGCGCATTCATTACCTAAGGGGGTGACGATTAGATCTTGGAACTTAAGTGGGAACTTTTCACTATCAGATAGCGAAGTATCCAGCATAAATTGCAACTGAAAGTTTGAGCGGCCCATAGCCGACTCACGTTCCATCAGGTCCAGGTCACTGAATCTCGTATCTGTAGGTGCGCCGGGATCCTGTCCTCTCTCAATATCTGCGACCAACTGCGGTGCGAGTAATCCTTCATACTTTGATAAATCTTCGGGGTATCTTGCGGGCCACACGAACGGCCTATAAGATCGTTCGGCCAAGCGTCTGTAGACGGTGAAGGTCGACTGCGGAGTCCCAAGAAAAAGTATTCGGCTATCATCTTTAGGAGTTAAAATAGATTCTGATTCGGTTACTAATTGTAAAAGTTTTTCCCGTTGGATATCACTGTAGGAATTTTGTGGTACCTCAACATCATCGAATACTAGAAGGTCAGCCCTGGATCCAGTCATCTGACCTGTAATTCCGACAGACTTAACTGAGGGAGCCTGGTGTGGCTTGGCTGGACCAACATCAAAAGATATTCTTGACCAACGTTGATCGGAATCTTTTGGGCCAAGATGTCCTAACCATTCGATATCAAGGATTAGTTTTTGACAGAAGATAGAGAAGTTATCCGCCCTTTCCTTTGAAGCTGATATAACCATAACCTTACGGTCTGGATCGTTGAACAAAGTCCAAAGAACAAAAGCAGCAGAGATCCAACTTTTACCAACACCTCGAAAAGCTGAGATTTGAAGACGCTTAGGTCCGTGTTGCAAATAGTCAGCAATAGCTAGTTGTGCTCTTGTTGGTGTGGGTAGGTCAAGTTCACGCCAAATCAGGGTTAGAAATACTTTAAAATCAGTCTTGATTTTTATCTCTAGTTCGTTTAAATTCATAGGTATATCCAATGATATCCAAACCCTCAACATCAGAGGGCTCTGAGTGATAGCTAGGGGGCTCTATAACGGGGTCTTTAGGTGTGTGAGGTGCAATCCCCTTCTCGATTGCTGCAGACGCCTTAGCGTCGATCCAGCGGGTCTCTAGGCCATATAGCCAACCTTTCAAAAAGAAAGCGAGTGGCTTAGATAATTTCTTATCCAGCCACTTAGCTATATCCCGAAACTTATTGAGTCGGAATTTTATTTTCATTTAACCTTAGTGTTGTATTGCTTGCCTTTCCAGGTGAATTCTTTTTTACCAGCCTTACGGGCAGCAGCAAAAGCTTTGTCAAAAGATTGAGCGCGAGTACCAACCTTCTTAGGGCCTACTTTTTTGGGGCCAACTTTGGCACGACTACGGACAGTGCCGTCTTTATCTTTTGTGTTGTACTTGCCAACACTAGAAGCAGCCTTACTGAGTTTCTTTTTTGCCTCGAGTTGCTTTGCTTTGCTAATAGGATTACGAAGGGCACCAGTAGCCAATGCAGTAGCCATACCAGCTAGTAGTGTTGTTTTAAGACCACTACCACTGCGGCTACCCCCACCACGGGGAGTCAACCGGGTTGGTTTAACAGCATTTTTAGCTCCAAGCTTTGTACCAGGAGTAGGTGGTCCAGATTTAGGTGTAGAGGTAGAACCTTTGCGTGTTCCAATGATTCCTGACACCTTTCTATTGGGGCCTTGGACGGGGGGATTTCGTGGGCCCTGGGCACCACGGGGAGGTGTCCTAGTTTTGCCTTTTCCAGTAGTTACTTTTGAACTACCTTTACCTTGTTGCTTAGCGCGGTCGCTTGATGAAGTTGGTTTTGGAGTATCCTTAGCTGACGCCTTGGAACGTGCAGATCGTCCTGATGAAGAGGTGCGTAGCTGCCTACGAGTACGAGACTTCTTCCGGGGGTCTCTATTACTAGCCATATTTTTAACTTGAAATTAAACTTTTTTTTTCTTTTTTGGAAAACCAGCTTTCATATTTGCGTATGATTTTGCTGAGACCGTAGATTTCTTTTTAGAGCGGGAAGTACCAGCCTTTTTGCGCTTATTAATATTTGCGTAAAGACTCATTTCTTTTTACCTTTGCGGGCTTTACACTTTGCACACTTGCCAGACTTACAACATTTGTAGGCCATGATCACTTCTTCTTCTTGGGTTTTGCTTTCTTCTTAAGCGGGCGGCCCACCTTGCTTCCGTAAGTCCCCTTTCCTTGTGGCATGACGATTATTATTTTTTAAGTAATTTGTTGATGATGTCTTGCTTCTTTTGATTAGTATCTTTTAGTTTAGTAAAGATATTAATCTTTTTAGTATTTTTTTTATTGGAAGGTTTAAAACCAGACATATTAGTTTTCTACAGAAGATGCTTTACCAATTTGGTTAGCACTAACGACATGTGCACGCTTTTGATTAGCAGATAGAAGGTCCAAGGCATCAGATGCTGTGGCAGTGGCACCAAGGGCTCCAAGAGCAGTCAGGCATGTAGCGTCTAGGACATAAGCACCACCTTTCTTCTTTTCAGTAGAGAAAACGGTGGATGGCCGCACAGTGGCGGAAGATGTAGTAGCTGTCATTTTCTATTAAATAAATTGTCAATTTTGGATTCGATACGCACAAAATGTTCCTCAAAGCGTTTCATTGATTGAGTTACCTCTGCGCGGGTGATATATCTTTCAGCGACTTTCAGTTCAATACTGTCCATACGCTTATCATGTTCATGGATACGGGCACTGGTACGATTAAACATCACTCCCAGACCACTCAAAGCGGCAATTGTAATTGGAACAATTGCTTCTAACATTTTAGGCTACGTTTAAAATAGTTTGCATAAAGACGTCTATATGCTCGGATCCCTTAGCTTGATTACAGGGACGACATGCTGTTACACAATTGTCGGCATGGTCAATACCACCCCTGCATTTAGGGTGGATATGATCGATTGTTAAATCCTCTGTTGAGCCACAGTAAACACATTTATATCCATCCCGAGCCTTGATGCTATCCCTCCACATTCTTTTAGCGTCACCGCTTCGGAAGCAGAGGAGTTCGTGCATGAGGCTTCGGGGAGTATCCATTGGCTCATTAGGATTAAGGTGTAGTTAATTACTTTTTAGTAGACTTACCGTTCTTACCGTTACGGCCTCGGTTTTTGGTCTTATTTTCAGCGACCAACTTATTCTTTGTAGTGTGAGACATATCGGGTCCACCTTTGCCAGCGATCCCTCTTTTTTTTCTCTCGGCCCAGCGACGAGCCCCTTCTTTATTTAACCGACGTTTTTTTGCGGAATCAGGAGCTTTAGATCCTTTTTCCTTCTTACGATATTCACGGTCATACGCCCGCTTTTTAGCAGCAGACTTAGGGGATTTTCGGTAGTTCTTACTGGATCGACTAGGACCTGCATGTGCCATTAGCCATTAACATCTTCAAAGGTCAACTCAGGAATTAAACCAGCCAAAGCTGCAAGCGGGGATCCAGACACAGCAATCCCTGTTATATTATTTTTAGCTAGCCAATCAATTGCAGCCCGAAGGTCAGCAGTTGTAGCTTCGCCTGATTTAATCCTAGCGGTAATTTCATTAGTCAATAGGGCGTGAAGCTCCTCAAAGGCTTCCTCACCAGCTCGCTTAGCCATCAGTCTCCTACGCGACGAAGGGTTTCTTGGAGAAGAGCAACAGCCTTACGAACCTCAGCTACTTTTTCGTCTTCTTTACGAGAAGGTTTAGCACGGTCAATAAAACCTTTTGCAAGTTGAGCGACAGAATTTTCTTTAAGCTTGGAAGCACCAATAACCTCAGAGGCTACAAACGCAATAATCCATCCAAGCGTTTCATAGGCAATAGTAATGCCAGCGATTTCAATCATGGTTTTAAGTGTTTTGTGAAATGTAAATGAATTAACTATTATCGTTCATTAATTTAATTAATTTAGAGACGTAATTAGGATCTGTTGCGTAACCTTCTGTCTTAAGTAAATAAGCGCAATTGTCGCGATCGAAGGCACGATTGACACCTTTATAGCCTTTGTAATTCTTATACCAACGATCCACAAGATACTGGACACAATCTAATGGCGTATTAAAATCCTTAAACTCAGCAGTGATATACACAGTACCCTGTCCATAATCCTCCCAAGTTTGCTTGGCTGTACCTTTGCCTTTAATACCAAAGAAATTATTCTTGCCAGATAAATACTTTCCATAGCCAGATTCCAGAGCCCACTGTGCGGCTACGCATTCTGGGTACTTAGCACCAGCAACTGCGGCACACTGATAAATACCCTCCCAGCTATTTCCAAATACTCTCGTGGGTTGTGGTGGTGGTTGTGGCTTTGGCTCAGCCCTATATGCCCTCTTAAAGTCTTCTAGCAGGAAAGATGGGATTTTAGTCTCTAAAGCATTCCAAGCAGCGACTTGATGTGGCTCAGAGTTAAAATACTTGGCAGCGTCAGTTAAAAAGGTCATACTTGTTCTAATTCCTTAGGCCAAAGAATTAACGCATCAGGATTAATCTGGTTTTCTCTAACCTCGGGAATCTCAGGATCATCCGTGGTTTCAGGTACAAAGTCTTGTACCACCACTGAAATCATAGCTGGTGCAGTGATTAGTTTCTCTAACTCTGCTACATCAATACAAGCATTGATTTGATTTTCACGTTGTCCTGAAATATCTCTGATATCAGCACGTTCTTGTAGAATTTCGGAAGGACATACTTCTTCAGGTACTTCTGTCTGACGAATTAGATACCAGTCAGTTGGAGCAAGTAAGGTAGCAGCTATGTTTTTCTGTTCTGTAATCCATTGCTGTTTAAGCTCGTCAATGTCTTTAGGATTATCAATACCCCAGTAGAAACGTTGATCGAAGTAAGATTCAGGATTAGGTGCTACCCAAGTAATACCTAAGGCGTCACGTTGAGCTTGCGTTGAATTACGGAGCCAGTTGGCGGGGTATTGGTTGCCGTTGACATCAGTAAACGCCTTATCTAGAGGTAAGGGTTTGTCATTGTAGTAATACATAGGTAAAAGTAGAGTTAGGTTTAACGGGCAATACCGCCATTACTGGAGACCGGGTGTTCAGCAAATGCGACGTATAGGTAAGTCTCGCCATTGGAATTGAACTGATTTGTAGTACCTCTTGGCTGAAAGCCATTGCTGAAAATGTCTAAATTGTAAGTAGCTGAACTGTTTTCAGTACCAGTTTGGTCAGCAAACAATATATTTCCAACGGTGTTATAAGTGGATCTGGCTGTGTCATACATAAGCCAAGAGCCTGTTCTTGATGCGGCTTTGATCAGTATCCACCTTGGCTTAAACCCAGTGTGTATATAAAAACCTTTTGTAGACCCATTACCTTTGTAACTAGACATTACGCTATAACCTTCAACAGGTGTCATGCAGTAGGCCACGTAAGTATCACCACTGTTTCCTGTGTAGCTATCACCAGAGACAGAGACGACACTAGAAGTAGGTGATGTATTGCCCCATACGTTATATGTGTTTGCACCAGCAGTGCTGTCAAGCATCAAATACTGTGTGTTTGGAATAGCTTTATGCCATAAGCACCATGCTGCTGAAGTATTGCGCCTTTTAACCATGACAAATTCAGGAGCAGCATTTAGACCATGACCAAATGTTCCACCTTCTGTGCCGGTATAAGTACAAATACTGACCCCAGCAGTGGGGTTGGCTCTTACTTGTGAAGTTATGCTGCCGTCAGTGTTAGATACCGTGGAATCTCCAGCGTCCCAGGCCCAACCAACTATCGTCTTCGAGTTGTTATTGACATTGGCCCACGCTCCTAAATCAAATCCGTCTGAATTAAAAGCTGTCAGTGACGTTGAATATGCCTGTTCAGCATCAGATGCATCTGATTTTAAAGCGTTTGTAGCGCCACGAATTGTGTCAAACAGAAAATGGCTTCTTGCGGATTCCGAACGTACTTTTATCCACGCAAAATCTGGACTAAATCCATAACCTGAAATTGTTTGAGTTGAACTGTTACCAGTCCATAGCTTCGTATCAAAATACTGACTGCCATCCGCAATCGCTGGGGTCGGTAAGTTCGATGTGCATAACGCCTTGTAGCCGCTGAGAGGATAGCTGAAGGCACGTTGGCCGAAGTTGGCTGTATACGTTCCAGTTCTAGTTTGACCATCAAAATTGTAGACAAAGGGGGTGTATCTTGCAGCCGTGATCGAAGTTGAACCATTAGCTGTGCCGTTTAAGTAAGCGTAGAAATTCTGATTGTCTAAATCGTATGCAATACCAATAACATCACCAACACTGCATTCGGTTAGCCCATCGACAATAGTATTATTGTCAGGACCTTTTATGACGCCATTTCCACCGTACTTATAACTGTGATACCTGGGATCTTTTTCTAGCGCATCTACATTAGCAATGCCGACGTTCGTTTTAAATACTCTACTTGAACTTGAAAAAGAATCAATGGTAATCTCAAAATACCACTTACCTGTTAAGGTGGCAAAAGTTCCCAAAGCAAAGTCCCTGCTAGTAGCAGTGCTAGTTGAAGTCAAAGATGCCGATAAATTACCGTTAGAAAGCGTACCACCATTACGCAAATCAAGTGGATTTAGTGTACAGTAGTTCCCACTAACTTCTCCACCAAGTCCAGTATCTGTCTGCGTGCCGTTGGTTGGTGAGTCAACTAGGGAGTCGTTACCTGCACCGGCTGCAACACTTAAATTATGAACTGTGAAGTCATTCCCGTTTCCACTGCTATCAGTACCAAGAGCAGAAACACTACTGTTATCACTGAAGTCAAGATGAAACCCTTGAGACCCATATGTTCCAGTGAATTCAGACATCTGCCATACATTGTTGGCGTCATACTGACCGAAGTCAGTTGGGTCTAATACTTGACCATCGATGAAGTTAATTTCGGCTAGATAAAAGCTAGCATATTTACCATTACTTAGTTTATTAACTCCTATGAAAATTGTGTTTGTACTATTTATAGTTGTATTACTATTTTGATTATAATTACAATTTGATGTAAATGCAAGCTCTCCATTTACATAAAACATGAAACGATCATCACTTTTAGTTGTATCACAAGAAACAACAATGTGACGCCAAGCTGATGTATCTCTGTACAGAGCTGTTCCAGGATTATTTTGCCCATTGCCTCCAAAATGACCAATGCCTGAGCGGGAGAATCTTAACTGTGGATCAGTATTGCTACCTATATTACCAAAACCCCATGAATCATTGTCATTGGTGCTAAAAAAATGATTATTGTTAGTACCAAGAATATCTACTTGCTTTACCCAACCACTCCAGGTCCACTCCTGGCGGTTGCCAGTAGCACTTGGGGTTCGTTTGAGATAACTTGAGTCTCCTTCGTTAAATCTAAGACTGCGTCCTGGAGGAGAGGAGCCAGTAGAAGTAGATCCATAAAAAAATTCGTTTAACATTACGAGATACCTTCTGATACATTGCCCAATAGGATTACAGAGGCACTCTGAACATAGAACGGAATAATTGCAGGGAATGAAGCAATAGTAGGGGCTGAACCTGATGGGAATTTAAAGTAACTACCCCATACCACAGGTCCTGCTGTAATACGAATAAGACCTGAAGTACCAGCTACACAGTTAGATGGGTTAGGAACAGTAATTGCTCCACACGTCCAGTGATTGCCTGTTGATAAATCAAATGCACTTGCTGTAATAGTGCGTTCAGTTGTTTCAAGCGTTCCTGTCATCGTGCCACCAGTCAGATCTAGTGCTCCTACATCTCCTGCATCTAAAACAACAACACCTGTAGAACTATTAACACTATCAACAGGAGCAGCGGAGGGGATTGTTGGCGTGTTACTTAAATCGGCGTAATCGCCTGAGAAAGTTGTAACCGTGACAGCACCAGTCGATCCGTTTACCGATGTCACCGCATTGACCTGAGCTCCAGCTTCGATACCATCGAGCTTCGTGTGATCAGCATCTGTGAAGTTCTGATCAGTCTGTACATAGTTGGCATCAATAACCGTGTTGGGATCGATTGTTGGAATTGTTGGCTTATTTGTTAGATCGTCGTAATCGCCAGAGGTTGCAACTGTAGATAAATCAGCAGGCTGAACTGCAGTACCGATATCTGTAAGCTGGGTAGAAGTAGCAAATTTATTAGTGGTAGATGAATCATCGATATCATCAGCATCAAGTACAACAGCACCCGTGAGAGTATTAATAGACTGAACACCAGAATCCTCAAGAGCATCCTCAACTGCCTGTGCAGATGCAGCCGCAGCAGTAGCTGAAGCTTGGGCAGCAGTGGCTGAGGCTTGCGCGGCTGTAGCGGTTGTAGAAGCAGCAGTAGCAGCAGTGGTAGCATTATTGGCTGCTGTTTGAGCTGTACTTACACCACTAAGTGCTGAAGTTGCGTTTGTATTAGCAGTAGTAGCTAAAGTACTAGCTGCATTAGCCGTAGAAATAGCGGTGGCGGCGTCGGTAGAAGCTTGTGTTGCGTCGGTAGAGGCTTGAGTAGCAGCACTCGCAGCGGAATTTGCAGTTGTAAGTGCTGTACCGGCGTCTGTTGTTGCAGTATTTGCAAAGCCCTGTGCAGATGTAGCTGCAGTTTGAGCAGCAGCAGCATCAGCAGCGGCTTGCGTGGATGCACTTACAGCAGAAGAAACACTTGACAGGGCCGATTGAGCACTTGTTTCAGCAGTATGGGCTGAGTTTTCAGCAGCAGTAGCCGCTGTAAGAGCTGCTGCAGAATCTATAAGGGCATCATCTGCTTTATCTAGTGCCTGATTAGCTACAGACGTTGCACTGCCTGCATCAAATGTGGCCTCCTGGACTACATACAATGCTTGGGTAAAGTTATCGTTTAAGTCCCTAGCTCTAATTGCAGAGCCAGGAAAAAACACTGCCTTTAAATCCGTATCATCTGTGTCTCTAAAAATTGAGACATTTGCCCCAGATGCAGGGGCAGAATTAAGCTGAATTGTTGTAGCATTAGCAAAGGTATATTCAGTTGTTAGTACGTCATCAATTTTTACATTGATATCCGCAATTTCGATATATGGGAATGTAAATGAATAGAGAACGGTTGAGCCATTCCCTACATAACTATTTGAAATAACTGGGTTAGACATACTACGGATTGTTTAGTTCTAGTAATTGCTGATAAGACCGTTCGGCACTTTTAGATCTTCCAGCTAAAGCTTGTTTCTCGTACTCACTTTGCTTCTTTAATTTCTCGTCTAATTGTCTTGCATCCTCAGACCTTGAATTAATATATTGATTAACTGCATAAGTTCTAAGATCTGCAATCTTCTCAACTGTGTTTGTGTACCAGGGCATTTTTTCTTTAGGAGTTGGAGACTCAAGCCACTCCTTATATTGCATTTGAAAGCCTTCAGTCTTAAAATGGTTTACTAACATTTGCTCAAGGCCCATCCTCCCATTACCTGGCTTTGCCATGATCTTATTGACTTCGTGCTTAGTAGTAGCACTAAGTGGTATCTTTTTGTAGTGATTATTTAGCTCTAGTGTGTAATCAATGCCATACCTGACTAAACCTTCAATCGCTTTGCTTTCATTAACATCTGTAATACTAAAAGGCGTGAGAATGTTGGTTCTGGCTTGAGCATCGTTAATGATAGGCTCACCAGATAAAGGGGAAATTTTTTCAGCACCTAAAAAGGCTTTAGAAAGGGGTAAAGTTTCAGCCATGTACCTTTCCATGCTGGAATTATATTCCCGAGCTCCAGGGACAAGGAAATTGTTAAAGTCTTTGAGAGCCCCTCCATACTTGGTAAATGCTCTTAGGGTGTTAGCCAGCAACGTATCAGGAAGTGTGGAGTATTTTCGTCGGCCATTCAACACTTCATCAATGTAACCAACAGAATCAACCAAGCCCTTTAGCCAGGATTGCTCAAACATTGCAAATGCAACAGAATATGTAGCTTGTGAAAAAACTTCGTTATAATCATCATACCTATGGCTGTTGTTCATTACATAAGCAGCATCCGCATACATACTGAGAACCGTAGAGATGGGGCCTAAGAAACGATGGCTATACCACTTACCATTAATTTTAAATGAATGGCGTGGAGCTTTTAATTCATCCAGCGCTCTTTCGCCTCGATCAACGTGACCAGATCCTGTTAGTACACCATTTAAAGCCATGTTAGTGGCTGTAATACCAATAATGTATGCAGCACCTTCACGCCCCTTGTAAACAGCCTTAAGAAGTTCATCATCTCCTTCAATAACCTTTTTATATTCCCGCATAAAATTAAGGCCAGACGGAGTCAGCCTTGCTACCCGAGGCAAAATTGGCATAAACTGGGGGGTTTGTGCGAGAATATTTGCAGGAGTTTTGACAAAAGGAAGAGCAGCACTTGCTAGGACACCCCCTTCTTTAATGGCGTCGTCCATTTTAGCAATAAACCCTGTTAAATCTTGCTGAAAGGTATCTTCTTTAGAGCGTTTAAGGGCAATAGGATCCGTAATAGAAAAATCCTCATCAAACTTGCTCTTAATTAAGTCATTCAACTCATCAGCACTATAAGTTTTTCCATCTTTGGCAATCTGAGTTAAATAGTCAAACTTTGCAGACTGCCTTGCTGAGATGACACGGAACGCAGCGTCAGTTGAGTTCATAGCTCGCGTGGCGTATTGCCCAGCCGGGGTGGCTAGTAAGTAATACTGAGCCCTTACAAAAATTGCTGTAGCTCTCTGGCCTCCAGTTTGGGCTCGAGCATACATATTATCAACTTGCTCAGCCATATTTCTTTGAGACATAAGGTATCCACGGGCTACCTGCGCGTCACCTGTTTTCTGCCATTGAATTCGGGCGGCCTTATAAGAATCACCTAACCCACCAAAAATGGAGCCATACATTGCAAGAGCAGCTTTAGCTTGTTGAGGCTTGAATAAAGAACCGCCTGCAGCAAGTAAGGGTTTCATAGCAACGTTAAATCCCGTACCAAGAATGTTCCGCTCATGAGTCCTCAAAGAAGACAAATAGGCGTTATACATAGTAGTACGGAAGTTCTGACCGCTAATACGTGCAGCCTGCTCTGAAAAGACTTCAATAAGTTCAGGGTTACCATCAGCTAATACAAGGCCTTCACCCAAGACATTCATTTTATCAATGGCTTTAGGGTCCCCGGCTTTAATACCTGCACGAATACTTTCCCATTCAGCTTGAAACTCATTTAGTTTTTTATCAACTTTAGGATCTGGAGCAGTAGGGGCATCGAAAGCACCTTGTTCTACCTTTCGGATCAAATCCTCAATTGGTTCATCGGCTTTTAAAGCTGCCATAGCTGAGCCTTTATAGCTACGTCCTTTGATAACTTCCTTACCTACACCAATAAGATCATCAATAATCATGTCTGACTGACGGGTAGCATCGCCACCCTTAGACATGATTTCCTGCATCAGAGGCACTTTTTCAGTAATCTGATTAGCAAGATCCTGGATAATTGCACGACCAGCAAGATCACCATAGATAGTACGAATAACAGGCATAGGTAGGCCCGCGTCATCGACTACGCTATGTAAAAGCTCCATAGCTGAAGCGTCTTTATTCTTCCAGGCGGTAATGAGATCTCTAACCTTAGCTTTAGATTCGGGGGTAGTTTTTTTATTATTAGCCCGGTAATCATTCATCTCCACCTTAAATTCTTCTGGCATCATTCCAAATGTCAGATCGCCCATACCATCTTGAGTGGCATTGAGCTGCTTCTTCATAGCATCGGTGGTTAGTGGGTTGGTGGACGTTCGAGGTACAGCAGAACCAAACTCTGGCTGTGCTGCCTGTTGAGCAGCTACGCCTCTTATAGGGTAGGAAGCAGACTTACCTGACCTCTCATTTGGTTCGTATAGCTGTTGTTCCTTAGTTCCACTATTTGCCACATCTTCAGCCTTACGTTGTTCATACCCAGGACGGCGGGTGTGGATGGGTTTAAATGCAGGATCATCTAGTAGATCCGACATCTGTGTTTGCCTTAACCCCTGACCCTTGGTATTTACATAGTTAGGAAATTTAAACATCTCCAGCTCAAGCTGTTTATTGATAATTTTTGCATTTTCAATTGCTTGCTCGGCTACTTTATCACCCTTAACTTTTAATTTTAGCTCTTCAAGTTCTTTTAAAACCTCTCCGGTCTGGCGAGCTAACTGCGAATCATCTAAGCTAGTAATTTCCTGAAAGATAATCTCACCAGCCTCGGTAACTTGAGGTGGGAGTTCTTTGGCAGGAATTTTGCGGGCATCCATAACAGGCTTATAGATATCTCCAAAGACTTTTCTAAATGCCTTATAGGTAAGATCAATACCATCCACAGCCTTTTCCATAAGGCCACCCTCGGCCATATTTTTAATACGGCGAATGTATTCATTATCTTCATCCTTGTGGGCGAGAGCATCAAGAAACCCTGTCTTTTTCATAATATTCCCAATACCTAAGAATTCGGTATCTTGGGCCATATTGACAAGATTTCCATCTCCCGGTGTATAAACTAAATCTGCAATTGCACCAACAGTAAAATTTCTGTGAGCCCTTTGAATTTTACCAATAAAACCAGGCTTGCTGGCTACTGATGGGCCACCAGGAATGACTGCATTAATCACTCTAGCGTTGCTCATAAAGCCTAGAAGTGCAGCTCCGAGTTCACCTATCTCAGTGACAGGTTTAGCACCTACTAAATTAAACTCGGCCCCTTCATATTCTGAAGTCCAAGGAGCTGGTTCATCACCACGCAGTCCTAGAGCAGATCCAGCCGTATCGACAACCAGTTTGCCAACTTGAGCAGCAGAGTTAATAGGGGCAGTAAAGACAGGCATAAGAGCCCTTTCTGCTTCACCAGTGGCCTTACTTAAAACATTCTGGCTATCAAGACGCCTTACATCAGAGGCATCGATCTCCTCTCGAATTTCATCATAGTCGCGATCATCAAAAGCATCTTTGATAAATGCAAGACCATCCTTAACATATTTGTCTACTACTGATTCATTCTCTAAAGCCTTTTCCCCATAAGATTTTTCAGGTTCAGCCGGTGGCTTTTCTGCAGGGGTTTCTGGTGGGGGTGTTTCTGGTGGTTTTTTAGAACCTTCGATATCCTCAACGGTTAGCTGGGATGGATCAATAATGTTTGTGCCTTCTGGGGCTGCTGTTTCTTGGTTGATTGATAATTGAGCTTCTTGCTCTTTGTCCGGCGTACCGTCCATACTATCAATCCATTGTTGGTACGTTGAACGCTCTTCCATTTGGATTATCTATAATGAGAAAATAGTGGATGATCAGAAGGCGTACCAACTGACCATCTAGTTTTTATTGACCCCAGCCATAAGTACGTGCATGACCAAACACAAGGTCTGCATATTCCATTGACTCTTCATTCCCTGGGATAGGTCCACCGTATTTATCGACGTTGCCTTCACCAGCGTTATATGCTGTAAGAGCTAAACGGTAATCACCGTTATACTTTTTAAGCAGATATGCCATGTGTTTAGCGCCGTAATCGATAGCCTCAGTAGGGTTGAGAGGATTAACACCGGGGTGAAATTCAGTCATGATTTGGGCTACCCCTTGAGCCCCTGCGGAGCTAACTCGGGTGCCATCAATAACATCGGGCGCAAATGAATCACTTTCTTGGTGTAGTTGACCAGCATAAATACCTGGATCAATTCCGTGTTTAGCAGCAGCTTCAGCAATGGCGGAGCCATATCCTCCTGGGACGTTTGCACTCAGGAATGTTTGAGTAGAAACGCCCCTATACTGAAATGCAGTTGTGTTTCCAGTAGAGATCCTGGTGTCAATAACAGGAAAATTAACAGGCTGCTGACCTTTAAAGTATTCATTTATAGATCTGTTTATTTGGATGTCGGATGAAGAGGGGCTTCTCAAAATCCGGTAGGTATTTCGGTCAAAAGATTTAATATCATTCATTACCGCTTCGAGTTTTTTTTGTGGACTAGCACTTGCAAAGCTTCCACCCAAGTATTTCTCAGCGGCTGCCAGACGTACTGAATTGCTTTCAATTGCATCATCTAAAGCAGTAGCACCCATTGTGGTAACTTTATCTCCAAACAATACCGAAGAATTTTTAGTCATCCCAGCGGCCTGGAATGTGGTGTAAGTAGTCTGAGGTGAAGAAAAGTCTACCTTTGTTTTACTAGCAATGCCTGCGTGAACATTGTCATATTCATGAGCCACTGCTTGGGCTTCTATAAAAGCTTTAGGCGTAACGTTAAAACGTTTAGCAGCTTCCAAAGTTCTAGCAGAATAGTTAGTGCCACCCTGATTCCAAACCTCAGCATCTGCTACAAAATTTGTTCGGCTTAAAATTAAATCTTCTGTACCGGCACCTTGGAGGAGCTCAGAGATAGGTGTATTCATATAGGCAAAACTCATCTGCCCTGTAATTGGGTTGATACGCCCATTAGGAGGTAAAGACCCATAACCAGTACCTAAAAGGCTAAACTTAAAACCATCTCGATCAAAGGGGGCTAGGTCTGCATCTTCACTACCTAATACATTGGTAATTTTTAGAAGTTCTTTTTCAAACTTACCTGTAATGAGTCTATCTTTCTCTACTTGAGGCAAGTCCTTAGGCATCTGAGCGATAAAGGTTCTCATCTCTTGTTCCAACTTGGGAGCTAGTTGTCGAGCAGTAATGGCTATAGTTGTCCTGACATCGCCAGGATCATGTATTCCACCTCTTTCGATCTGTCCTTCATACTTGCCAACAATTGTTCTAAGGGTGGACTCAATATTACCAAGACCAGCGGCCTTCATCTCAATAGTAACTTCGTCTCGTAGTTTTATGTCCTTTTTGAGGATAGTAATAAACGCAGGGTCTAAAGATTTAGACCTTTCCCACTTAAGAACCTCTTCCATAGAAGGCGTATCACCATTAGTTATCCGTTCCTGAATTGATTTTTGAAGAGTCATAGACTCTCTACCGTCATCAACAAGAGAGTCGATCTGTTCCTGAGCATAAACATTGCCAGGAAAATTTTGACGCAAGTAGTCTTTAGTCTTATTCCTTAAATCAAGGCTCAGATCAGTATCTATAGTATTCCGCAATTTCTGGTTTAACTCACCCATTATACTGTCAACTTCAGCCTCCTTTACAGCCGATGCAGCAGTTCCTAATGTATCTTCTAATTTTAATTTGTTTTCAATAGCTTTAAGAATTATTGGTCGATAGTAGTCATCTTTTTCAAAAGTAGTTCCTGAATTTCCTGGTACTTTTTCTACGTTAAGTAATGCTCTAGCATCATCTGCATCGCCTAATTTTAGTAGGTCTTTGAGTGCCTGCTCTTGACGATCTCGGGTAGGAAGTTTAATAAACTTAGCTGATATGTAAGAAGCTTTATCTATGGCTTCCCAAGCCCCCTGATAATCTTTAGCGGCTGTTCGTGAAGCAGCCAAGGTCTTGCCTGAGTCATAATTATTTGCCTCAGAATATGCTCTTTGTATAGCACCCCATCTTAACTGAGTATTATTTCTAGCCATCTTTGCCTGATTACCATACGCCATCAAACCTTCGGCACCATCAGCCTTTGTAAGCTGGTCAGAGTTACCTAAGTAGTCTGCAATATCTGCAATAGCATCATAGACATCATCCTCAGTGGCACCTGCACGGATCATCTCCATCAGATTTAATTCTCGACCTTGAAAGGGGATTTTAGTATTCGGATCTTGCACAGCCTCATTAAGCCTTGAGGGGAACAAATTGCCTTTAGACCTAATATCAGCTTTGGCTAAGTTTCGAGCTGTCTCTACTCTTAAAGCTGGGGCTCTTAATTGCTGAGCCTCAATTACGCTTGTAGCCGTGGATTGAATACCTGCTTCTCTAGCCCTATTTTCAACATCAATTTGTGCATCATCTATAATAGAAGAATGAGCAGTACCGTCACTGATCTTAATTTTACCAGGCATGTTGTCAACGCTAGCCTGGTACTCTTCATTTTTTTTATCTACTAAGGCTGCTTGATCCTTATAGACCATACCACCAAATTGGATAAGACCCATTACAGCAGTCTTAACTACTTGAAAATTAGCATTATCAACATTGGCCTTAAACTGCATGTGTTGCAGTTGTAGGTTGTTATCAGCTCTTTTGGCAGAATGCTCTGACTTAAGCTTATTTGTAGCCTTTAACTGCTCCAGCTCTAAAGAGTTTTTTTCAACAATTTTTTTATATTCAAGTGCGTTCTTGTCTTTTAACTGATTAATACTTACTTTACCCTTTTCAGTTGTCTGGTCCATTTGAAGATTAGCCTGAGCCAGCATTTTGCTGATCTCATTATTGGCAGTATCAACCTGCTGCTCTAGCTTTAATTCTCTAGCAGCTTGGTCTAGTTGATCTTTAAGAACCAACGCGGCTACTTGATCGGCAGATTGACGCTCAAGGTTTGACGTTTCGTCCTTTCTTTTAGCCTCTTTATCTAATGTCTGCAGATTCCGTTGAGTACGTTTACCCTCATCTAAAATATTTTGGGTATTGGAAATAGCTTTTTCAGGATTGTATTTTACACGTCTTTCCTTGCTTTTGTATTCAGAATTGGACTGGCCGCCTTGGTAAATTCGTGACATTTAAAGAGCCAGCCCGTAGACTGGAATAGTTAGGTAGGTATCTCAAAACCAACAAAGTTAGGTACTTCAGGCATTTGAGGTAGATAAGGCATTTCAGGGTTGAAGCCGACTTTGCTTTCAGCTTGTCGATTCCCTTCAAGGTTTTGTTGGAATGCGTTGTCCATATTGATTAGAGCAGTGTCATAATCAGCTTTTAACATTGCTTCTGTGGCTGCAACATCTCTACCGGCTTGCCGTTCAGTATCCAACGCTAGAAGACCAACAGACTGTCCTGTACGGCCCGTGGCTAAGATCGAACCCTTGGCTCCGATAGATTTAGCCAAAATAGTTTGCGCTTTAAATGCAGCCTCTTTTCGCTTTTCTGATAATTGTGATTGTTCACCAAGATAAACTCTATTAGCAGCCTCAGCATTGGCTATTGACTGTTTAGTAGCAGTCTCGCGCTGGTCTTGATACACCCGACGATCAGTCTGATTTTGTTGCATGAGCATGTTTCGCTCACGCTTAACTGCTTCACGCTGTTGCGTATATTTATCTTTTAAAGCATTATTTAATTGTTGGATCTGTAGATTTCGACCTTCTGCAGCCTGCTCAACTTGCAACCGTTGGGCTGACTGTGTTTGCTGCAGGTTTAATCTTTGTTGATCATAAGCCAGACGCTGTTGCTGAGCCAATCCATCAGCCTGCTGACGCTGTTGCATCATCTGGTTCTGAAAGTTTTGCTGCATTGACTGCTGCATCTGCATCTGAGCTTGTTGCTGTTGCATCTGCATCTGAGCACGCTGCTGTGCTACTTGCTGAGCTTGGGATCGGTTCTGCATCTGAATACCGGCCTGTGCATTCTGATACTGCATTTCCATGGAGGCAGCAGCTTGGGCTGATTGTTGTTGGGCTGAATAGATACCCATACCGACTGAGGCAGCAGTGGTAATACCACCAACGATGTATGTGGCTGTTGCTGCAGCGCTTATTGGTTCGCACATAGTTTTACTACTTCATAATATGGAATATTGAAAGGTGGTTGTGGAATTGCTCTTAAGGCTTTGAAGCCAAGAAATCTGAGAAATCTGTGGTGTAGTTTATTTCTCGAATCGCATAAGGCATACACCATTTTATATGGCTTTGTAAGAGTATCTATATGCCTCTTAGCTTGCCTTAAGAATGTCAGACCCATAGTCTCTAAGGCAGGGGTACAGAGGGTCCAGATACCAGCATTACCATCGTCATCAGGGATTACCCCACCTATTCCTGCTAGGACTCCTTTGTAGTTAGTGAAGGCGAAGGTGTCCTCGCACATAAGAACACCTAAGACACAATTAAAGGGTGTACGCCCTAATCCTTCTATTTCAGAAAGATCAGCAGGGCGTAGGTTTTGAGATACATAAATAGCATCCTCTAAAGTAGCTTTACGGATTAAGTGCTTCATCGTCTAGCGATTCCTCTCGTGGAGTAGTGGCCTTCCCATGAGTAGGAGGTGAGAGCAGCAGGTAGGGGTCCATCTGCTTTGATAGTAAGGCGGGTTAGATCACCACGACCATAGACACCAATGGCTCGAACACCATCTTCCTGAATAGACGCTGTATCAGCTTCATAAATATCAGCCTGTACCACCTCTAGCGGGATAGTTCGTGTTGCATAGCCCTTCTGATCTACTGAACACTCATAACGACCTGACATAAATACATTGATATAGACATTCTCAATCATTGGTGGATTACGTCTATCTGCTTTGTTTTCTTCTTTTACAAAGAAAGATGGTAATTCAACAACCATGTCATAGCCAACACCAACAATAATATCGTATTCTGCCAGTCTATTGCTGACAACAAAGTAATCTCCTGTGGAGTCTGTTTGAGCGTTCCCACTGACATAGAATGTTTCAGAACCACCGTAAGTAGCAGCAAGAAACAGAACTCCATTTCCCTTGGCTAATCCACTAGGTACGGATACCTTGGTATCACCATTTGATAGAAGTTGAAAAGTTACCCGAGTTTCATCAACCCAGTGGTCAAGTCTAGGCTGGAACCTACTACCTAATGCGGCGATAGGTGCTGTATCAGGATCATCAACTAGCTCAAGTTTAGACAGAATAGTATTAGATCCATTGCGACCAATAAAGTAACCAGTATCATGATCGAAGGAGGCTAACTTAATGTCTGTAGGCATTTTCCATGTAGTCCACCCAGCTAGCTGACGTTGGTTGCCTGTATTAAAGAACTTAAATACATAAAGATTCTCAGTACCATCCCCCATAATTATGAGGGACTGGTTAGGGACAGAAACAATATGGCTAAGTCCTGGAGGCACTAGCTCTGGGACAATACGGGTGTTATCAGTGATTTCTGGTCTGGAAGATAAGGAGTCTGTAGCCAACTCAAAGACTTTTGTAGCTGTATTGCTTTCTGTCGTAAAGAGAATAGATACTCCAGTCTCAACAGGTTTAATAGAAGACTTATAAGCAAAATTAGACACCTCATCTAGTTTAACTGTAGATGGACCAAAAGCCACATCTTCAGTACTCATAAGAAACTGACTATTTTCCGCAAATAAAAGCAAACCTTTAGGGGTACCAATAGCATGTTTGAGGATTGCTGGCCTTGTAGTTGAGGTTGACATATCAATGGGATCTGCATCGCTAATAGCAATAGCTGAACCCTGGAAGAAATTAAAGTAATCCCCAGCTTGAGAGAGGACAACAGTATCATCAGATAAAAAACCAAGACGATTCTGATAAAAGAATGCCTCTCTAATAGTTTTACCCACAAACGTTGGGGCAGGTGATGTTACTTCATCCCCTACTTTTCTGTCTTGCCAAAAGTTGTTCTCGTCGAACTCCTTGGTTAACGGCCTTAGGGTAAAAGTACCATCAGACTCCCTAATGAGGGCATGTGGCATTGTATTAGGATTTAAACTTAAGGGTATACCTGGTTTAATAGTTTCTTCCCAAGCTCCTTGTCCAGGGATACTACCTTCAGTTTTAAATTTTACATAATAGTCGTCAGCATCAGATGCTTCAGTATTAGCAATTTTTAAAACTATGCCGTCCTCACATTGTGGTGGTAATAGCGATACATCATTAACGGTATCTTTAATACCATATAAAGCGTTGTTAGCTACTCCTCCTCTTGTTTGTAAGTTGAAATCGCGTCCATCTGTCCTGTCGATGATAATTACATTACCAACAGGTCTAGCAGTGTAACCACTTAATCCAACAATACTGTTTACTAGGCTAGATACAACTGAAGATGAAGTCAACACTCCAGATGAAGTATCACTTGGTGTTGTAAATGTTGCTGAAGCTTCAGCCTCATAGCTATATGAGAAGGTTGTCTCTTCAACTTTTACTGTGTAATTTCTCCCAGAAAGAGTAACATCGACAGTGTCACCAATTTCCCAGTTTAAGCCACCATTATTTAAAGATACGGTTGTCTTATAAACAGACTTGTAATCATATTGAAATGACTTATCACCTTGCTGCACTCCAGTCACAGTTAGTAAAAGCGAATAAGTGCTACCTACAGGAATGACACGGGGTTCTGGATCGTCTTGAAGTACTGTAATCTGTTGGGTAGTAGTATCAAGAATAATCTCCTCCATCCCCTGCGTCCAAATATCATCGGAGTTACTTATTGTGTAGCTATTAATAAAAGCATCGGTAATGATATATTCATGGGAAATATTTCTAACTTCTACCCGGACTTCAACTCTAAATCCTAGTTCACCAGCAGGGGTCTGTATTACATGATCAGAGTATAAGTAAGACCCTTCTGCATAATTTGAGGCATCGCCATGCTCAATAGTTGCCCAAATATTTCGACCATAATCACTATGACCGAATTGAGCACCACCATCGACATTAATCCGAGTTGGATAGAAGTCACCTTCAATCTCAGTTGTTACAAGTGTTGGAGTACATGTTGTATCTAATCTAAAGCCCAGCCCTGCCTTGTTACCAGAGCCATTCTCTGTGAAGTTTTGGATGCCAACGTCTGAACAGACCCCCGTATCCTCCTCTTCAAAAGAAGCTGGAGAGACTGATAACCTCGAAGCACGTCGTACTTTAACTTGATTTACTGCATCACCATCTCGCAGAAAATCAACTGCATAGGTGGTGTTATAGGAAACTTGGTTGATGACTACCAAAGCCTGCTTTAGACCAGCAGCTTGAGTCACAGACGACATCGATACAACCTTCTCAGAATTGACGAGGAAGGTGTAGTCATTAATCGTTAATGGGTTTAGGTTACTTACGTCATTAACTGCAATATATGCAGAAGCCTCACCCTCCATTTGGACGGTACGTTCTTCACCTGTATCAGCCGTAAATACTCGCACCACTTGGGTGCTACCACTACGATACACACATACAACATAGCGATCTTGGTTGTCCCTAAATACAGGAAACCACTTTGCATCGACTGGAATGTCAGAGCCTAAATTTTCAATAAACTCAGTTCCTGGGCGCTTAGTACATCCAAAGGTAGGATCTAAATAGACGTTGGTTGCAAGTCTTACCTGTCCCGGTATCTTTACCGAATCAGGTTGGGCACTAATTCCACCCAAGACATTGCCTATAGTTTGGGAGATAGCAGACATTAGTATCCTTGCAGTGTATTAATTGGGTTGTATGAGTTGTATTGAGTAAAGCCATCGTTGGTGTTAAATATATTATAATCACCTTGCTGGGTGTCATATTCCATCAACGTTGCACGCGACATAACCTCTTCTCGCTGTCCAAAGGCTACGGCTTCAGAAGAGCCAACAGAGCGTCCTGCAAAGACATTGCCAGCTCTGATAGTGATGTATTCTTTAGCTGCTTCAGGTAGTTCTTCAAAGTCAAATAACCAGACTACGTCAAGGTTTTGACTACCTTCAAAAATATAAGTATGAGTTTGCTTATTATAAAGCTTACCACCACGGATTACAAGAAAGCTATTGGTACGACCATTGCTATCAATAGCCAGAACATTATCAGGAACTCCAATGGTTCCATCAGTATTTGGAGTGAAGGGGTAGGAGTACTCAGAGTTAAAAATCCACCCTTCGGATTGGACTGCAATATTTACCTCAGCCAAGACAGACTCAGCCATCTCAACTAAAGGGTTGCCACCATCCAATGTTGTTGTGGGGGACTGACCAATGTTAGTAAGTACCCTGTTTACTGCTGCTAGTTTTGTTGTTTTAGTAGCCATTAATTTCTAGGGAATGAGAAGCCCCGAGGACCCGAAGGTCCAAGGAGTTATTTATTAAGCAGCTTGGATAGAACCAGCTACAGAAACACGCAGAGTGTCACAACCCATTGCCAATTTACCGACGATTAGGTCGCCTTGGAATTGGACATGGTAGTCTCCACTTGTGGTTTCGATGCTTGGGCCAATAGCCTCAAGCGTACCGGCGGCTTCCTTTTGGAAGACAAGGCCCGCAAGATTGGAACAATCAACCTTATAGTCGTTGTTCTCGCCGCTAACATCAGTGTTGAAGTTAGTGCCATACATTTCTGCAAGCACGTTGGACTTATAGATACGAATACCGGCGATAGAGTAGAGACCTTTGCCGCTATTCATATCACCCTGAGTATTTCCAATCTCTCGATTGAGAATATTCGTGTCCACGGAGGAAATCAAACTGTAGTACTGACGTGGGCTGAGAACAGCACAGCGTCCGTCTGCAGGAGCATTACGCTCATCAAGTACAGCAGCAGCTTCGAAAACGTGTAATTTCCTACTTTCATAGGGCACAGACTATATCTTCATCCCAGTGGGATGTCGGACGCTATTGGTGTATTACGTGACACGCTTGTCACACCACCTAGTCGTTGCACCTTCCCCGCAAGCGTGCGGGGCTTGGCTCAGGATTGCCTTAGGCTTTCGCCCTTAGGTTTCCCTGAGTTCATCCGATTTCACTTATATGTTGCCACATAAGGGGCCAATTCATTTAGCCATCTACGATTGCCTGAGCATCATTACTATTACCAGTACCGATGTTAACTTGAAAGCCACCAGGCTCATCAGTTACAACGGAAGATTCGGTAGCGCCTTTAGCAAGAACGCGAGCGATACGCTGATCATAATGCAGGGCTAAACTTTCACCGATTTGCTTGGAGATCTCCGAACGTGCTGACCACTGGCTGAGCATCTCATCCAGGTCATAAATGAACTGGCTGCTATAGAGCAAGTCGTCCATGATAATTGTTTTTTCGTTCGACTTCAGACCAGCGTCGGGTCCGATAGGAGTTCCAGGGGTGTGATACCCGCTGGAGAGTTTGCCAGTCAGCAAGAACTGCTTGCTCTTACCACCACGAAGGGAGTAGTTACGAACGAGTCCTTTGAAGATTGTGGCGTCGTTGAATGCGTTGAATACTTCGCCAGAGAAAAGTTTAAGGCTTGTGGCGTAGCGAGTATCATAATCCTGGGAAGGAGTACGTGAACCGTTAGCAACGTTGTTACCTTGAAATGCTGAAAAAGTCATTATTTGTTTAAAGAGGTTTGTTAATGAATCAAGCCTCTAACCGGTTAGAGATATTTAGTTGTATTGACATTTGCTCTATAACTTGAGCGAAAGCTTTCGCCAAAGGGTTATCCGTCGTAACGGGCCTCGATGGCAAAGAGGTAGAAAAGGAATCGAACCTTTCATTAAGCACCAGCTCTACCAGACACCCCAGCCTTCCGGGTCCAGGGTTCCATAAACCATCCCCTCAGGTTTTACAACCGGAAGGTACCTGTATTAGTTGCCCAGGGTAGGCACGACTTTGGCGTAAGACACACCGCGATAGGTGAGCTTTGCCATTCTTGCAGCGGCCTTTTGAGCTTTAACTGCAGCACGTACTTGAACGTCAGTCATGAGGTTTCTCCAAAAAGCCTGAGCCCCGTTCCATGCTTCAGGTGTTATGCGCCCATAAGGGTGAACGAACTTTGGAGATCACATAAGGTCGCCAGATCGAGCCAGCTTCTCTTCAACATCCATACGATATGCAGGATCAGATGAGTAGCGGGGATCAGCAATAGCCCTAGCCAGTTCTGCCTGACTACGGAATGCCTTGCTCTTACTGGGAGCCTTCTTACCTGTTACCAGGGGGGCCTCATATCCTTCGACAGACTTCCAACGATTGCTTAAAGCCTCAACAGCAAAGCCGAGAGCCGCTGCATTGTTGGAGTTAGCTACTTGATTGAACTGATCAATCTCAGCCTCATTCAAGTTCTGGCCTGCCCATTGGATCATCTGACCATAGGCTTCATCACCGCCAACAGAGTCACGAATCGACTTGAGCTGTGTGGCTGTAGCTGCGTCTTGAGTGTTCTTAGCTGTCTGAACAGCGTGATACTTAAAGTAGGTCTCAATCAGGGCCTTGCTATCCATAGCGGATAGGGTTTCCATATCATTAGAAGTTAACCCCCCTTCAGCATCAAAACGGGTAGCAATCTCAGTGAAGGTCTTAACATTTTCACTGATCTCTACCTCCTCCCCTTTCTCCTCTTCATCAGGCTCTGTTGACTCCTCAGAGGACTCTTCTCCTTCCTCAGGCTCAGACTTACCAAGCTTAGACTGTAGCTCGTTGTAGGCCTTTAGAAGGTCATCTTGTGAGCGGAACTTACCGCCAATGAGAGATACATCTTCCTGCTCAGATTCGTTCTGAGCCATCCGACGATCACGATCTTCGGTCTGGGCTTGGATGAGTTTCTCACCCTGCTCTAGTGCTGCAGTCTCTGCGGCTTGCTGCTCAGTGCTAACACCCTCGGAAGGGTCAAATGTAATGCGGGTTGGATTTGCCATTTAAAATGTTGTGGAGGTTACGTTTCCAAAGGTGGGGCGTACTTTGCCTTTCTTGACATATTTACCAGCCGTAGATTTAGAGGTTCCTTCTACTTTTTGCTTGACCCCATAACTCACCTCTTTGGACGACAAGGCCTCTTCAATTGGAGTTGATTCATACGCATCGTTGTGAGGTGTTTGTGGATTGTCTGCCTTAAAAGAACCATTAGGCTTGCGGGCTCGTCGGCGCTTGTTGGCTGCCTGGGTTTTGTTGTCCATCTGGATTCATCATTTGTTCAACCATTGGAGACTTAGACAGTTGTCCAGCTTGTTCCAATAGTGTTTGTTGTTGTTGCCGTTCTTGTGATGCTTGACGCTCTTGGGCGAGAGCTTGCTCATCTTTAACTAAGCCTAAGGATTCGATACCGCTAGCTGCTGCTAATCGGCGTAGAAACTCACTTGGATCGATGTATTGCATCATCACTTCAGGACCCATGCCTTGAGCAATGGTTGTCACAAACTCCATCAGAGCTTGGCGATCTTGACCACGGCCAATACCATTTAAACCAGCCACAACAGTTGGCATAACCAAACCCTTAGGAAGTTTAGGAATGCCTTCCATACGCTGAAGGGCTTGCAGCTTACGAGCCAGATAAGGCCGTAGCAAGGTTGATGTTAGACCTGAATAAATACCACCGAGCTGTTCATTCAGCTCCTGTGCAACGGCGTTAACCTCTGCAGCAGTAGTTCTCTCAGAGTCACGAACAGCACCATTCATAATCAAGAACGCCTCAGAGATTCTCTGGGTCAGGTTCTGGATCATCTGTTGGACTGTTCCGAAGTCTGCGGTCTTGCCTACTTGAACAACACCGACATCATCAGGACGTCCTTGGATAATTGCCCCATTCTGAGCGCGGGCTAATGATTGGGGCTTCGTTGTTGCAGATGGAGACACAAGAAAAACAACCTTTGCTGCTGCTGCACTACCTTCTACAAGGGCTTGCATCAACTTTTCTAGGCTATTTAAATCCCCAAGGAACTCTTCTACGCGACCCCTACCGTAGCTTTCACCATCGCAGTGGTTAAAGGTGATCGGCATCCACGGAGTTGTTTTGACTGGTGAAGAAGATCGTGATCCGGGGATAACCTTCCCGTCACACTCTTGATACCACTTGTGTTGACCGTCCTCGAGCTTGACGTGGGTAAACACCACAGCGTCATCGCTTTGACCTTTATTCATTGAAGAGGCCACACCAAACTTAGGCCCGTCTTCGCCTACGGCGTTCACGTCCTTGTCTGTGTCTAGAGGTTGGAAACCTTTTGGTAGTAGTTCACGGGAAATAATTTCCTTAGTGACGATCTCCTGGACGTTATCATTACCATCCCGTGCAATAACATATCGGTCTAAGGGGTAGACCTTTAATGTTTTCTTGGCGTCATAAATAAGAGCATTACCTGTAACGATCAAATGCTTCATTGCTACATGAAGTTGAACCCGGTCTGTTGTTTCAGCAATTTGCTGCATGACCATCTTCTCCATCTTGGAGAGGGCTTGATCAATCTGACTACGGGTTTCAGGTGCAGCCTCTGGGATCTTCTTTAGCTCTAGATCATTAATCTGTAATTTAAAAAATGAGGTATTGAGAGGGAACAAACTTAACATAAGCTTGGCCGCCAGGACGTTACAGCCCTTGGCTCCTTGTGACTGCCACGGTGTAGCTAGTCGCTCTCCATTCGCATGACCTTCATCTGTAAGAAGGTATGGAAGTGTGAGTTTTGCACATGTCCGAGCTACATCTAAGAATTGTTCTCTATCTGACCTCAGGGTTTCATAACGGGCCTGAGCATTTGCATTCATTAGTTTCTAAGGCTAGAGGTACCACGAGTTGCTCTACGTGAGCGGGCTTGGATAGATTTAGGCGAACGGATAATTGCCATACGGTTGCCAGTATTTGTTAATTCTGGTGCAGGTGGAGCAGCAATACTCATAGGAGTGTTAGGAGCGGGGGCCGGTAACATTGGCTCCTGCTGCCGCCTAGGGGCTTGTACGACAGGCATCTGTTGCTGCTTTGGCATATAAACGGGCTGATTCATCATCTCTTCCATCAGCTTCTGCTGTGTCTTAGCGTCAGCTAACTGATCGGCACGCATACGTTCATATTGTTCTTCTAGCTGCTTCTGTTGATCCCTAGACTGGCTTTCATATGTGTTCTTGTCGACCTGAGCGTAAATCCTGTCCATCTCAGATTGCTTATCAATATTATTAATGTCTAGATCTCTTGCAGCTCTCCTGAAGTATTTATCGCCCATTGCATCATCGACACGATTCTTAAATACCTGTTCATTGATCTTTGCTAAATGTTTGTTCTTCTTAATCTTATTAATGCCAAGCTGTTGCTGCGCTCTAAAAATCTCAGGGTTAGCATTTATACCTTGATAAGGATTAACCTTCCTGGCTTTTGGTGGGGAGGGACTAGACATTATTCATCTTAGATAAAATGTATTCCACAACTGAACGTTGACCAGCTCGATACATAATCGTTCTGTTTTCGTCTGTAGGTGTGGGGTTGATCGGTGGATACATTTCCTCCAGCTCATCGACCAAGGCTTGGAGGTTCTTATTACCTGGCAGGATATTATCCATACTTAGGGAGGTTTACATTTGAGGTCTCAAAAAAGCTGGGCATCCTAGCCCTTTGCGTTTCAGCAAGTCCTGCAGCCTTTCCAGAGGCGTAGAGGCTGTCGCTTTGTTTGAGCCAGAAGTCTTTGTCAAGGTACTTGTCCTCATTGGTTGATAGGCCATCCATCACCCAAGACACGGTTGCCTTGCGTAGACGATTAAGGGCTGGGGTTGATACTTCGCCCAGGTCTTTTGCACACATAGCATGGAGAAGTACGTGGGTCTGTTCGTCTCGTGAGATATCGGCAGATATACTTCGCAAGAACATATCTCCATTAAATCTGAACAATGGGAGAAGTACAAAAAAGACTGAACGCTCCAGAATCGCCGTCTTGAGAATTGGATGTGACGGATCGCTGAGCCAAGCTTTGCGTATGTTTTGGGCTTCGCGTTCATACTTTGGGTTAGTCCCGTGAGCGTCAACGACGTAGCTAAGAGCAAGATCGTGTTTATCTTCATCAGCCATGTTTGATCGAAGAGCAGGAATGACACCAGGGTCATCAGGTAGATCCCGCTCTAAGCCTTGGGCAAGCATCTCCTTTACTGGTAATTCAAGAGTGCGAAGGGCTAGTGCCCTATAAATTGCATCTTCAGAGCCTGCTTTAAATTTTCCTTTTTCACCGGCAACGGGGGTCCAGGTCCTCTTACGGGACATCACTTTCAAATAGTTAGACATTTACTCAGCACAAGATGAACAAAGAAGAGGATCATCTTCGGTATCAAAACCAAAGAGATCTGCGTAGTCGTCTCCCTCTAGCAATGACGCAGCATCATCCTTGCGGAGTGTGTCTGGATTTACTTGCAAAGAGTAATAAATAGAGGTTTGGGGAGAGTCAAACCAATCATTAATAAATTTATCGTCGTATGTAATTACATCGCTCCAAGTGTTGAAACTATAGCCATGGAACAAATTTGTATCCTCAAAGGTACGGCAGATCTCGTCTGCGACCAACCGGTATGTGTCCCATCCTACCGAACTCGCAATTTCGACAGGACCGTAGTCGAAAGATGCAACACCATGCGTGTCACTATCTCTATCGACATGCCTACTAATAGGAGGAGCAATCTCAGGCGCTGTTGTATATCCATCAAGATCTTTGTAGCGGTATGAACAGCTAGCTGTAGGGGCAATGGTAAACGCTCTTTCCATTTTATTAACCCGAGCAATTTGTGCGGCTGTTGATACAGCTCGAACCCACTCTCTTGCCATAATAATTGCAGGAGTGATGTCTGTATCTGTTCCGTCATTAACTGCCTTAAGCGCCTCACCGAATTGAAGATAGGAAACACCATGAATACGAAGAAAGTTAGCTAAACCCAAAACACCTAGACCTACCTGGCGATCTTTCCAGGAAGGTAGATATTCACCAGTATCTCCAACCCCTGTCTTGCCATGTAGCTCACAAAGCTGGGACATACCTGCAGTAAAAGCAGGAACTAAGTCCTCTATATTACATTGACCGAGCTGAATGTGTTGTAGCAAACAAGTACCGCGTGAAGGAATTTTGATCTCCAAACATACATTACCAAAAAGTCTATTACCAAACCTATCATAGGTAATCTTGTTTAACCAAATATCACCAGATTGGATAGCTTTAAGGATTTTATTTCTTAATGGCTTTGACAAGGTATTCCAAGATTCACGGGTTACATCAATACATTTTTTAACCCAAGGTAGATCTTTACGTGGTGCATCTACAAACTCTTCGATATCATCATGCGTGGCGTCAATATGAATAACTACTGCGCCCCCCTTATAAAATCCTCCTCTGCGTAAAGTTTCATTAAGTCCACTGTATATCCTTGCAAACGACACTGGGCCTGAAGAGCAGAGACCCTTTCCATTCTCTGTACCCCTTGGACGGAGTTCAGATAAATGAACAGCGACTCCCGCGGCATTCCGTAGGGCGTGGCTGACGAAAGTCCAGCTCGCTTGTATTCCATCGGCTCCCTCCATGGAGTCACTAACATTAATACAGGTGCATGAGACAGGTAATTTATTATCTGGATTGTCGAGCCAATCTTGTACTCGACCGGTGCGGGCAATAAAACGATCAGTCATTAAACAAGGTCAATAAGGGTGGGTTTTTTGTAGTTTGGGCCTTTGATTACCTTTCCGTCCTCTCGTTTAATCGGTTTCAGATCATCATCGAGTTTGGATAGGTTGGATTGATGCACACGAGTCAAGGCCTCATCTAGATCCCAGCCTGCGGTAGCGGAATACTGGTAAGCCACATACACCAAATCAGCCAATTCTTTAAGACAGGCTTCTCTTGATCGTTGGTTCTGTAGATATTCATTAGCCTCACAGTGTGCCTCGAGAAACTCTTCGTATTCCTCAGAGATCAAACGCTGCTGCATCACTAAGGTAGAGGGACTGAAGTGATTGATCGGTTGTCCCATCAGCTTCCTGAAGGTCACTGCTTCTTTCTGGTGCTCGTACATCTTTAAGGGCTCGGTTTAGGTATGCGATGGCTTTGCGAAGGTCATCTTCGCGGGATTCTCCTGGTTTGGCACCAGCACGGCACACGTACTTGATGACGTTGCCTAGTAGATAATCCATGTCTTGGTCAACAATGAAGTCCCAGACCTCAATCTTTCCAAGTTGATAATGATCAGGACTATGCTTCGACATTTGGTGTGATGAGGATAGGCGTTTGCTTTTCGGTGTCCCAGTCTTCCGTCTGGAGGATCCGGGCTAGGCGGAGATTACGGAGGGCGTCGTCGTATGTAAGTCCTGCATTTTTAAATGCATCAACAACAGCAGGCCAGTAATCACCTTTAGCTTTGTCAAGGATTATCCCGGCACGTTTTGGGCCAACGCCGATACATCCGGCATAGCCATCTGTACTGTCACCTGTCAAAGTTTGCTCGTAGAGTTTTCGCTCAGCATCTGCTGGATCAACAGTCCACTCTTCTTTAAGGTTGTAAAGACGGCATGGTATTTGTTGTAGATCCTTATCAGGAGAGATTAGAACAAAGTTGGTGAACTCACCAGATGTAGCAGCAATACCTAACGCATCATCAGCTTCTAAGTTTGGGATAATGATTGATGGATAAGTTTCCATCCCCCAGTTCTTAAGCTTTAGATAACCGCAAGGCTTCCTTTTTGTCCTGTTTCCTTTGTAGCTTGGGTCAATCTGTTTCCTGAAATTTTTAGTGTCAGTGAAATAAAGAGTTAGATCATCAGAGTCAAACCTTGTTGTCAGCTTATTTATCTCTTGTTTGACAATCTGTTTACCTCGCTTGAAGTCACCAACAATGACAGTCAGATCAGGGTTGTACTCCTGCTCCTCTTCTGCCGCTGATGCTGCTCGATACCAGAAAAAGTCTGCATCGATTAATAGCTTAGTCTGCATTGGTTGGTTGAGTGGAAGTGGTTTTGTAATAGCGGTTGTCATTGGCCCAAAAGTCTTCCCATCCGCTAGGGATGCGGCCTTGAACCCAGCTCACCTCCCAATCAGCGATATCCCCCTTAGGGGTTACTGCTACTGGATAGACAGGTTCTTTAACCGTAAATGCGTTGGCGCATTTCCAGCTCCCCTGGCTCCAGGTGCGGCATTTAACGTCTACCTGTAATAGGCCAAGTTTTGGATGGATAATGACAATATCAGTAGGCCCAGTGCAACCGACATTTTGAAAGACTTCACAGCCTTTCCAGTGGGATAACAACTTGACGTACTGCTCGGCTATGTCTCCAAGTCGGTTAGGGCTAATGACAGTCGGCCCAGGAATTTCCGATCTTATATTCAGAGTCGAGAGCGCATCGGAAACGAAATTGGTGTTGAACATCTTTCATTGCGTAAGTGGTGATTTCGCCAGCCTGCTCTGCTTGGCTAGGTGCAACGGATAGCTGAACCTCGTCGTGGATAAAACCCAAAGGGGTGTAATCGATGCCAGCTTCCTGCAACATCTCGTTAATTCGTAATAACCAGGCCTTGCACAAAACAGCGCCCATTGACTGCAAGCAGTAATTAAGAGCTGCATGACGTTTACCTTGTAGTCGTATAGGCCGACCATCAAGACCTCTAAGTACATCAGTCTCGGCTCTACTTTGGATTGCTTTGTTTAACTCTGCAAATCCATCTAGGTCATCCATAATACGTTTACGGATTTCCTTGCCTTTAGCTGTTGCTTTACTCTTTGATGCACCGGCAACAGTGCCAATCTTGTTATCACCACCGCCATAAATCATCGAATAAGTTACACCCTTCGATGTAGATCTGTCGGTTCCGTAGATACTGGCTAGCTTACTGTGGATGTCGCCTTCAACAACTTCTTTGGCAAACTTGCCTCCATCAAAGGGGTGCAATATATGCCCTAAGCATCGAAGTTCGAGGCCAGAAGCATCACATCCGACCTGTACTCTGCCCTTACCTGGGTAGAATAATTCACGATAATCATGGGCAGACGGGGTCTGCGCTAAATTTGGCCCAACATGGCAATTTCTGCCGGTATTTGTGTTAAGGAAGCAGGAATGATGAATCTTACCTTTCCTCTCTTTCTTCAGCCAAGCATTCTTGCCGTCTGACAATTGGCCTAGGTGTTTCTGAAGTTCAAGAATACGGGCAAACTTAAGAGCTTCTTCCGTACCGACTTCACGGAGGACCGTGTCGTCAATCTTGGCTCTACCTGATGCTGTTCTTTCTGTTGGTTCCCAGCCCCTAAAAGTTTCAAAAGCGAATGCAATGTGATCCCGGCTTGTAGGACTAAACTCTTTTAATTTACACATTGCACTACCCTCGTGGTAACCCTGTGTTGAGTTATTGCGTTTGGGTGTGAACAATCCTCCATTAACAAAGAGGAAGGTGTTTCGCATCTCGTCTGAAAGTGCGTCGAGCTTTGTCCGTAAGCGAGACTCAAGTTGATGTGCTTTATCTACATCGAAAGGCCAACCCTCTCGTTCTTGCCATGCCATGAGGTGGGCAACACGGTGCTCGGTGTCAATGCAATCCTTATATAGTTCGAGTTTGGGCTCAAACATTGCAGCAACTTTGCAACTGACAACAACATCCTGTTGGCAGTAAAGACCCATCTCAGGGGTATATACTGACCAATCGCCATCAAGACTTTTCCCAAACTCCGACTTGTGAACGTTGAGACGATGCCCCCACGACTCGAGTGAATGACGCCCATATAAGTTGGCGGGCATGTTAGCTGGGCGCGAACGGAAGTCACGCGCCAAGATGTCCGTGAAAAAGAGCCGGGAGAGAATGAGAGTGTCATAAGTCGTCCCTTGATAGGACCAAGTGGGGTAGATTTTTCGGATAGCTTCATAGTCAAATCCAAGCAGGTTGTGCCCCCATAATTGATCTGCAGTGAGCAGAAAGTCCAGGCCTTCTTTGACATCACCATTGAACCAAAAATGTTTCTCATTAGTGTCTAGGTCTTGAGCAGCAATACAGTGGATTTTTGTCAGGTCTTTAAGAAGACCATCTGTTTCAATGTCGAAAGCTAATCTCATTTGGCGTTAGAACGCAGTGCAATAAGAATGCCTTTTAAATTGTTGCGTATTTGCTTGCCACCTGTAACTCGATCAAGTTCAACTCCATTGGGACCAACAATTAGGAGGACTGGATAAAGAGATAGGTCATAAGACTCAACTAAGGCTGAGTGGTTTTTTCTATCCATCACAGAGATGTAGTTGCCTAAGTCGTTATCCGACTCAAACACCTCGCGAAGATAGTCTTTTGTTTGGGTGCAGGGGAGGCAGGCTTCTTGCGTAAAAAGGACTGCGTGGTTTGCTGTGGTCATTTCGATAGCGATTTTCAAAAGTCGGTGTAATCAGTGGGCTGAGTGGAATTGTTTGAAAAGTCGAGAGCCTCTTGTAGGCGTCCTGTCTCTTGGTCGTACATGAGCTGCCCCGCCGGTCCCGTGCGTCCCGTGTGCCTGTTCTTCAATACGACAAGATCAGCTCGGCTATCACCTGCGCTTATGTTTCTTTGTAAGGCAATACAAAAATCTGATAGCTGCACTATTGAATGGCTACCCCTAAGCATCTGTAATGAGATCTGTGCCCCATCCTCTGGGCCTTTGTCACCCTGAGCACGTCGAAGATGACTAATTAAAATCATCCCCACATTGCATTCCTCACAGAAACTGCGGAGCTTAGTCATAACTAAGTCCAGAGTTTTACGTTCGTCCATGTTCTCATTGCCTGAGATCAGGATCGACAGGTGATCAAGGATGATCCAATTAACCCCGTTTGTTTTTACGAGGTACCGAATGTCATTGAGTAGAACATCGGGATCGCAGCTCCCAAAGCCATCCCGTAGAAACACATGACCACTTCCAAGGGTATCTCTGAATGCACTCTCAAAATCTTTCTTAGGAATTTCATTGTTGAGGTGTAGAGGTTTGTTAGCAGCCACAGTCATGAGACGTAGGCCTGTTCTTTTAACACTCTCTTCGAGTGCTATGTAGCCAATCTTTTCGCCTTGTTTAATAAGGCTTACGGCTATTTCTCCGCAAACGGTTGACTTCCCCGTTCCTGAACCGGCGCAGATAACGACAAGCTCTGAACGCCTAAGGCCGCCACAGAGATCATTAAGGCCAGCGTAGGGATAATCACAATCGCGGCCTCGCAGCGGCGAACTAACGAGATCGAATAGATCACGTCCATCGACAAGAGAAGTAGGGACATAAGGCCTCTTTTTGTAAACGGCTTGGCGTATTGCTTCCTGATCTCCAGCCACTAATGCGTCAGAAGCATCTTTGTGGCCGCCTACAGTGCCTATAAAAACACGTTCAGGTGGAAATAGGTCAATACAATCTTGGATGGCCTTCTGACCGGGCTCGTCGTTATCAAAACAAAGAATGATCTCCTCAAATTGGAGCAGATATTTGAGTTGATATTGAAGAGCTTTGCGGGCTCCTTGAGCACCATTAGGGAGAGAGACTACAGGCCAAGAATCTCTGCACTGATAAAATGCGAGCGCATCAATTTCGCCCTCGACGACAACGATAGTCTTACCGCTGCCAAACAAGTGCTGGCCGAAGAGCTGGTGCTCTTCATTCTTACCAACCCAACTAAAGTTCTTTGATGGATCGCGCTCTTTATAGGCAACGATCTGTCCATCAGAGTAATAAGGGAACCGGAGTGCCGGTCCCTCTTGTCTGACGTTGAACTTTC